CTTACGGGTCACATAGTATTACGCTTTATACAAGTAAGTATATATGCGTTTGTCTTGGCTGTCAACTAATCGGGCTTCAAGTTTAAACCAATCAATTATTGGGCGTATAGGGTTTTTCATTCCATTCCTCCTGTAAAACTAGGTGTTCCATTGGAGGAAGCCGAACCCACAACTTCCGTGTCTGCCATTAGTCCTGTAAGGATTATTCTCGTTCGCTTAGTTCCCGAAGGTAACCTGCAAATCAGGCAGCTTTCTGTCGTTACGATCTATTATACTGCATGGAAAACAATATAGTGTTAACGTTTATTATTGTTCCGGTGGTAGGGTAACTTCAAAACTATCAGCAACTCTTTTCGTATCCCCCCGCACAACCTTCGTGTCGTTCCTAATCGTCATGGTTTCTTCTAGGAGACTCTCTGTAACCTGTAAGATACGCCAGTTAAGATAGAGTAGTATAAGTGAGGTAAGGAATAAAGCCCCAGAAAAAATAGTTAGTGTTGTCATAATATATATTAGGTAAAGTTTTCTTTTGCTCTCTGTTTCGACGTTCCCGAATCAGTTTCCAAATCTTCCATAAGTTTAGCAAATTGTAAGGTGTCTTTGTAATGATCTCCCAATAAAGCAAGATAGATTTTACGCTTCAAGTTGAACCCAACCAGTTCATTATCAAATTTTATAGAGGACTGAGCGCACTCTCTTAGTAAGTATAACTCATGGTCGTTAACTTCAAGAGGGGCTTCATTAATCTCATCGGAAGCTGTGGTTAATAGAACCACCATTCCTATACGTTCAATCAAATCTGGGGGCGCAGACATCATCGCAGATGGGGCTATAGGTCGCATACCCATCACCCCCGACATACCTTCTCTGTCAGTCATAACGGTAATAGCATCATCTAAAAACAACGCCTCACTCCGTGTTAGAAAAAGAATTTTGTCTGAATTAGTCATAAAATTAACTCACAAATCTTATATAACGTTTACATCGCTTACATTCTAACCCTGACTGCTGTATAGCGGTGGCGGTATCTCTAATGACAAGGTAAAAGTCAGAGCCACTCGCAACACATTTCGTTGAACCTATATTAAACTTTGCACACAAAATTAATTGAGCCTGTCTAATTATCTTTTTTATCAAAGACATCTAATAATTCTTCTTCTTGCTTCCTGTACAGTTTACGTTTTCGGGAAAGTTCTTTTTCCTTTTCGGTATCTCGTACTTCATTATCAAAAGAATTCATTTGTTTTAGTAAATTCTTTTTGTGTCGTTTTCTATCTCGCTGCTCCCAACGCTCAGTCACTGTTCCCTCTTTCTATTCAACTACAAACTTTATCTTCCATAACATATTCGGTAACGCATCTTCACACTTACAAGTTTGTAACTCTAGTTCAACCTTATGTTGCCGTTGTAGTTCTCCTAAACTCTTTAGAAATACATTATCTCCACCAGAAGTTGCGGAGTCACAGACCGTGCAATATGAAAGTGTAAACATGCCTTCATCTTCTAGGGGTTCTATAGACATTATACTACTCCAAACGCTCTATTTTGTCATGTATTTCTTGTATCCTAATCAGGATTACCTTTACATGATCTTCCATGTCATCAACTCTCTGTGACATAGAGGTGAACATATCCTTTTGTTCTTGGGATAATTGTAAGAGATACTCGATTACGTTAGTCATCTATCCCCACCCTAATACCATTAAAGCAAAACCTAACCAAAACATCATTATTACAAATATGTCCACGAGTCTCTCCTACGAATAAGGTGTAATGTTTTCTTTTTTGATTTGATACTTATAACTCTTTTGGTAAATCTTATAAGCAATCTCATCTTTCTTCATAATACCTATCGTGCTTAACGCTGTCAAGGCTGCAAGCCCTACAAGTGGTAGTAGTTTTTTAATCTTAGGTTTCATTTTGCTGCCCTTCTATTAGTAATTCTATATAACGCATCGCTTTTTTTAAATCTTCTACCCCACCTTTATCCCTCCATCTACAAACATACTTTATAACATTACCTTCGGCGAAGCCTAATCCGTTTTCATTGATAAACCTAAACGGTTCTATCTTGAACTGGCTGTAATGTTTGGGGGAAATGTCATGTGGGTAAAGCAAAGCCCTGCCCGTCTTACTCTGCTCCTCTGTCATTTTGACTTCTTTCTTGCTTTCTTAGCACAAGGGACGCAAATTAAATGTCCCTTCTTCCTATGTAACTTCGTTCCACAAGCACACCTGTTCCATGTATTACGTCCCATTATTCTCTCCTTTACTTAATTATACTACACTATACCCCTTAAAAGCAAATAGCTCCCAGAGGGGGAGCTAGATACTAGATGAAGGATCACCAACTTTATTCCACGGTAAAGTACGGAGCTTTACCAGCTAATGTTCTAAGAGCAGCCCAACGTCTGTTAGACCTTCTCGTATCAATAGCCTCCTGTTCCTTAATTGTAATTTTACCATCTTTCACAGCAGTAACGATACCTAATATATCGTCTACTAAATCCATTGCTATAGCTACTATAACCCCCACCAAGAGTGGGATAAGTACAGTGATTCTAGCGATAATTCCTTGCACGAAGATTCCTCCTTACTAGCAGTTGCATTGACCAGCACATTTGCATTCACCCATGTGTGTCCTCCTTTATTATACTATACTAACAGCCGCAGTCGTCTGACTTTTTCAGCTTATCTTTTGCTTTAGCGGAAGCCATGTCCACTACCGTATCCACCACTGCACCAGTGACAGCTTGCTTTACGCCACCCTTCTTAGTAAATTGAATTAATAGTGGGAGCATTGAGTCACCAGTTGTTACCTGATTCCTTCTAGGTTGAAGTGGTCTTGATGATTCCCGTTGGTCATTCACCATTGTATATTGTATGTTGTCTTGAGACTTTTTAATTGTATCTTTATTCGCTCGTTTAGAACTCATAAACAATTGCATAAGCAGAGGTAAGAACTTCTTCAATGGTTTAGGCTCATTAGCCTTTGAGAAGAAAGCGTCCGTAGCAGCGTCACGCCCCTCTACTATCATGGACTTCTTGCGTTGCGGTGAGAGTCCTAAAAACTTCTGTAGGTTAGTAGGTTTATTCTTTATCGTTGTTGCAGTTGGTGGAGTTAACGCCTCGTTTGTATGGCTCGTTCCCAAGTCTTGACCTGCTTCGTTCACAACCCACGGGGGCTTGACGTTAATAGGTCTACTGTTTTCATCTAACTCGATCTCTGCGGTGGGAATGTATCGGTTTCGTTCCGGTTCTATTTCAGCAGGAAACCCCTGTTCATCCAGTAACTGGTGGTGAGCTGCCTCCCGTTTACGGTAAGCCTCTGTTTCAAGCAGTTCCGTATCATCCTTCCCTATTGTATTGGTGAAAGGGGTATCGTCCTTAACAAGGTTTAGTAGGGAGGCTAAGAAGTTTACGTTCCCATCTTCCTTTACTAATACTGTTGTTGGGTTGTGTTCGTGTTCGCTCTTCATTAAACAACTCCCGTCAATGCAGGACTTAGTAGGTCTACCACTATCTGCTTTTAGTATATCAAAACTTGCTTCTTGGTTAACACCTTTTTCGCAAACGGTAACCTCTGCTAGTTCCATGTCATCTACCTGCATGTATGATTCCATGCCCTTTTGGATGTTTTGAGTCTTTGTAGCACTCCCCGCAATACTGTAAGATTTCAACTTACCGTCTTTAATTTGTTCCATAACCCTCTTTGCGATACGGGTATCATCTCGTAACTCACAGATGAAGAATAAACCTTTCGGGTCAACCCCTGATTTATAGATATTCCCCGACTTAGATATGTAAGCAGGTAACGCCCAACCTACCTGCACATCAGAGTGTAGTACCATTGCGTTCCTAGTACGGAAATTTTTCATGTATAAGTCAAAAGCTTTTTCTAATGCAGCCGTTGTTATTAGGTGTCCTTCCCTATCAACCATTTCCACTGAAGCCGGGCCACCTACAACCATTGGCTCGAAGTCATCTTCAAACATTCCTTGCTTCTTAGCAGCGTTCGTGTACTTCTTATTGTTAGGGAACGCCCTAACTAAAGTCATCAGTTCAGAGGGGGAGTTTAGACCCGCATTAAATAATCTTTTATACTCATCTAAAGCACCGGAAATATCGGATAGCCCTAAAGGACGTTTACTAGCTTTCTCTAATGACATAATTTCTGAGTCATCTGATACAAACTCGTACATATTTTTATTTGTGTCGATAGCCATAGTCATATTGTTGTTCCTCTATTTACTATTTACCCAACCAAGTGTAACTATAACACCCACCGCATGTACTATAAGAAAACTCATACCAACTAATGCGGTCTTTATTCCGTACATTTTACTGCGCCATTGTTGCATTGTAGCAACGTCTTCCCGTAAATCATTAAAACCTAACACAAGGGTTTTGTTTAGGGTTTCTTGATTTTCTATGTAACGATCTAATCGTTCTGCGTAAACAGCTAGTTTTACCTCGCATTCCATTGCGAGATTAGATTCGGTTGTTCCATCAGTGATAGGCATTTATGTCACCTACCCTTGATGAATTCCCCAAACTACCCCGTGAATCGCAGGAGTATTTTGGGCAGCTCTTACGGTAATCTTCTCCCTGAAGTCTATAGGCCAGTTAGTGGTGTACGTCTCACCGCCATAAACAGGGATACCTGTCGTAGACGAAGCGTCAACATCTAATCCAACATATACAATGTCTGCCGCTGTCCCAGAGGCGTTCCTAATAGTGAACCCTCTAATAACAGACATACCTGCCCTACGCTTTGAACGAGAAAGATCAGCCGTTCCTTCCCACTCATAATTCAAACCCTGCGCCCCATCTACATAATCAGCAAAGTTGCCATCTCCAAATCGTTGTTCCACATGGATTTTATCTGTGTACCAATTGATATTATGTTGAGTCTTTGAGCGAACCATTACACGATAAGAAGCACTACCTGTTACCGGTAAGCGATACCTAACATTAATGGCTTGCCAAGCCGTACTCAAACTAACAGAAGAACCAGCTATGATGTCGGTTCCAGAAGAATCTTGAATTACAATCTCTGCGTCACCACTAGCAGATGCACCACGTACTTCACATTGAGCGGTTAGCCATACCTCACCGTCGTTGGCATTACCTGAGAAGGATGGGGTAGCCCAGTAGAATCCTTCTCCTGCGGCGGAGTCTGCGGGGTTAACTAGGAGGGAGGCTGCACCTGTTGATGCTTGCCCTGTGTCTCTAGATATAGCAGAACCATCAGCGGTAAACTCAGAAATAGTGGCATGTTCTATACGGGGGTTTGCCACTAGGTTTACTGAAGGGATTCCTCTATCGCAAGTAAATATAGTAGTTACCGCATCATTAGCAACGGAGGCATCTATGAGAATGTCATACTTCGTATATGCGTGAACACTAGAACGTGTACTAGGGTCTACCTCCCATCCAGCAAAATCAGTATTCTTTATTTGTCCCATTGTCAGTTATCCCCTTAATCCAAATTTTTTAGTACTCTAGCTGAAACGTACAATCACAGAGGTTGTCACCATAAGTCCATATAAACTCTAGCATCCCTGTTGGATGCGAGTTTTGGTTCCCATAATGAGCCTCTGTAAAAGCAAGTGTCATATTAGCCTACGTTAGCTTATCGACCAAAGGCTAGAATACGAACTGTGACATCTGAGCCAGCAGTATTTCCTTCATCAAGCACAGCACCGTCAGCACCTGCTTCATACAAGTCCAGTGTAGCATTTGTGTAATCATACTGAGCTACCAATCCAATGGATTCCGGTTCAGCAATTACGATAAATATTTCCTCTAAACCTAGGTCAGCAGCAGTCAGTGAGCCAGCCGCATATGTACTGGTAAATGTAGCTGTCTTAAAGACGTAACGACAGTCTCCGGGTACGCCACCCATGTCACTAGCGGTACCAGTTTGGGCAATTGAAAAAGCCATCTATATGTTCCTCCATATTTTAAAGGATGGGGGGCAGAAGTCCTGCCCCCCTAACCTTATTCAGTCTTACGAGTTAAGGTCAGTAACCTTAGCCTGTGTGAAGAAGTTCTTGCAGCGAAGCTCACCCATTGTGTAGAGCAGACCACGAACTACCAACGCATTAGCTGCGAAGTAGTCACGGTTTTCTACATACTGTGTAGGCTGTGCTACAGCAATTTCAAGGTAGTCCGTGTCAAGAACGTAAACGTTCGAGCCAAGAACCGCATCAGCAGTGCTAACACCCTTTGGAGTGTCTGCATCTGGGAGAATTGGGATACCCTGATAAGTTGCTAGGACTAGACCAGTTCGAGTGCCGGGGAACGTTCGTTCCGAACCAACACCAACCTGATACTCTTCCTGTCCCATGTACCGCTGCTGAGAGTTCAAAAGACGCTCTAGCTTGAAGTACTGGTCATGCCCAAGAGTGATAAGTTTTGGCTCACCACCATTGGTTCGGATGGTCTGAATACAGTCATCCAAGAGGTTCAGAGAGAGGTCACGCCCTGTACCGTCGTTGTCCTTAACTGTAGCTGCTGCATTCCAAGAACCGGATGTGCGGTCAGCGTAAGTAAGGTCGTAAGCTCGAACACCACCGTTAGCGGCGAAGTTAGAGTTTGAGTCGTAGTTACCACCAATTGCTTGACCGTCAACAGCGACGATATCATCAATTGAAGTGAAACCAGCACGACTGTAAATCGCAATACCGTCTCCGTCTGCAACCGCAGCAGAGGTGGTAGCGTGAGTAATAACACCAGTTGAAGTGTTTACAGCCGAAACTGCTACACCTGAAGTGTTAATCCAGTCGTTAGCCGAAGTGTCCCAAACTGTAAGGTTGTCACCAATTTTAATGTTGGCAGCGACCGAAGCAGGAACAGTAGTGGTAGTTGTGCTACCAGCGGAAGCAACGAATCCAGAACCAGCCATCAGTTCCTCGTTGATTTCCTTTACGTGGTCAAGCTGTGCATTCTCGTTCTCCATGGCAAGAACGTCTCCAATACCACCTTCAAGCTGCGCTGTGAAGACTGACTTCACTGATGCACCGAATGTGGTTGAAACGATTCGAGGCAAGCTCGATACCGTCTCAATGTTGGATACGTCTACCGTTGGGAGGCTACCTGTTTCAGTGACAGGGCGGGATCGGCTTGATCCACGGTCTGTCCTGATACGCCAACCAGCAGTACTTCCCCAAACAGTTCGGGGAATAGCGTTGAAGAAGCGAGTTTGGTTATTTAGAGCTTGCCATACCTTGCGTCCATAAGTTGTGTTGAAAATGCCTGTAGCAGAATCAACAGTGAAGTAAGACTGCTTTTGCAGATACTCAGGCCCGAATACGGAATTATACAAACCCCGTTGGGACTGAGCAAGATACTCACTTAGTGAAGGATTAGCCATCTTTTAATCTCCCATTTCTCGTTCTAGTTGTAATTTAAAGTAGTTCCTTAGGAACCCCGGCAGTGTCACCAGACTGAATCTTCAACTGGAGAGTTCGTAGTTCCCCGTATGAAAGATTAGCGAGTTGATCAACCGTATCGCCCTGATCAACAGACTTCACAATTGGAGTTGTACCGTCTGTGCCAAGTGCTTGAATTTGTGGAGCGACTAATCCGCGCTCTTCTCGGAAGCCCATCTTGCGAAGTCGAGCTTCAGAAGCTTCTTCAACAGACTTCTCGATGCCCTGTTCAAACGAAGCAAGCTGCTTGCGGAGGGAATCAAGTTCCTTCTGCATTGACTTCATTTCGTCGTCATCGTCATCATCGTCGTCTGCATCATCAGCCTTGTACTTCATGGCTTTTGTAGCGTCTTCATCCTCTTCGTTGTCGTCAGGGGTGTCAGCTTTGTCCATGTCGTCGTCCTCATCTTCGTCATCGTCATCGGCTTTAGCCATAGCTTGAATAGTGTTCTGTTGCTGTTCAATCTTTGATGAGATGTTAGCAGCAGACTCGGAATCGTCAGCCGTAGCTGCACTTCCTCCGGTAGTCTTTGCTTTTCGCTCGCCACCATTTACATCCATACCTTGATCAGCCTTTAGAATACCAGCAACCTCTGCTGCCAATTCCTTAACCAGTGCAGCTTTTTCAACCGCCTCTTCTGCGTCTGCTTCTTCTTCCTCTGCCTTTAGAAGCCGTGCATCCATTTTCTGGAGTACTTCGGCAACAGCAGAGAGAGCAAGGCCATTACCTTCTAATGCCTTCTCAATGCGTTCAAAATCCTCAGCCATAAGAGTTTCCTCCTGTATTTCCATTCCAGTTCTATTTTATCCTTGTACGGTTGGTCTAAGCCACCCCCGACCATACGAAAAAAACGTCGTAGTACATTTGTTCTAGACGTTTTATTATACTATTATTTTGTGAAAAACCTACGTATATTGTGATATTCGTATTTAATCCGTATTTCCACTCGTGGAACCACTCTCAAGTAAATGTAATATCTCATTTCGGTAGTCATACATAGGGACTTGGAGTAGCTTTTTAAGCTTCTCACATTGCGTTCCTTCAGGAATAGAAGCCTCTACTAAATCTAAAATCTTACCTACCATTCGTGAGTGCCTTTGCATCACGTATTCTTGTTCTTTACTTACCTTTGTTACGTCCATTACTTCCCCCCAGTTGTTTAATAATCTATCTAGTTAAGCCTACAACAGACATGAACTTACCTATTGTTGCGCTATCACTAAGCACTGTATCTATCGCTCTGGTCATAAAATTATCATCCGCAGTGTATGAAAAACTACTTGAGGTCTGAATATTTCCAGTCACTCTAATAGGTCTTACCCCCATAGGTCTCATGTGTTCCTTAACCGTCGTTTGCTCACCTGAGGGTAAACGTCTTTGATGTTGCCTAACTACGTATTTATAATTAGGGTCTGTTTCAGAGTCACCCATAAGGTTTGATGCATAAGGAGCAGAATACCTTATAGTAGCACCGTCACCTGTATACGTTAAAGAGCCGCTTTCTTTTAATGCCCCAGAACGTACTGGGACAGTTTTCTGCGACTCATTAAAGATACGCCCTACAACTTCTTGTACGACAGTGAGAAGTGATTTCTTTAAGTTTGTAAGCTCCTGATCATCCATAGTATTTTTATTATACTATATTGCAGCCCCAAACTTCTGGGATTGTGGATGCAAACTGACTGTCAGAAGAATCAAATTTATCTAAACGTATAATTTCTTTACCTACATTCCCGTGTTCAGGATGCCAATAAGTAACTAAATGCTTAGGTGGGGAACTTACATGAAGTCTATTAGTGGTAAATTCGTCTGAGCCTTTCATAGTTCCACATATGTACAAGGCTCCTGTGCCAATATCTATCTCATCTATGCGGTGGAAATGCCCAATCATAACATCATCGAAGTGCTGTTTATCAGCCCATTCTTTATTCTGTTGTTGAAGACCACGCATTTGCCCGACCATTCTAGTAAAGCTAGCGGAACTACCGCCCCCAGAAATAGAATCACCATGCATAATTAAGACGTTCCGTCCTGCAACCTTAAAGATTGTACTGAAGTTTTTAGGGATATGGAACTCAATGTTTTTCTGTTTAGCACAAAAAGCAGCAACCCATTGATACATCATGTGATCCCAGTCCATGTACTTATCTTTAGCTGGAATTTTCCTAGTCATACGACCGTGGTTTCCCACAACCGCTACAACACGAATCTTATCAAAATGTTGAGCAAGCTTAGTGACCGCTTGACCAATTAAGAACGCTCCGTTCATCATCTGTTCCATGCAGTTTCCTATATTAGTCCTAGCTAATTCTTCATGGATATCCCCGCTAACCATATCACCAAGCATAGGGATGATTAATTCGTCTACATCTGCAATGTTGCGTCGGTAATTAGCCAATAAGATAACTTGCTCTACCCAACCATACAAACGTTTGTTAAAGATATCTAAATCGTAGGAGTTGATTCCCGTGGTTTGATCAAAAACAACACGGTCACCAACGTGAGTGTCGGTAAGGGGGGCAACCATTGTTTGAGGCTGGCTCCCCCTAATTGGCTGTTGCTTACTATTTTCTGTTAACTTCTTATAGTATGGTTACCGGCTTCTAATTTCAGGTAACGCTTTAGTATTATCTCTAATAGCCTCAATAATTAATTCTTTTTTACTGCTATCTTTGATAGAAGACTGGTACAGCTTCTTATAGTATGCCGCCTCCGCCTTATATGTAGCTACCTTTTTGTCCTGTTTAACCTTCTCGTCAACCCAGAAGTTGGCATCATTTAGAACGTCATCTTCAGATTCCCACGGCGATTCTTCCGCTAACTCTGGGGCAAGTTCGTCTGCCATATTAGCCGCAGCTTCATCTATAATTAGATCAATTTCTGAATACCCCTCCCTGTCGTACCATCGTTGAATAGTACTGCGGTGTACGTCTATTCCATATTTTCCTGACAGCCAGTCCCTCAGCCCCGTCCACGTAGCCCCCGCTCTCCTCATCTTCACCAACATTGGTTTTAGTTGTTCTGGAATCGTCATCTATCCTCAGCTTTCTATATTCTAAATATATAACCATACCACACATTATACACGACAATTCCTCGTCGTCAAGTTTCAGGGTTCCTGAACATTTTGGACATGCGGTATCGTTTACTATGTTACTTCTATTCGGCACCCATTCTCCTCGCTTGACTCTTTAAAAACTTTTGGAACTCATACGCCGGTATTTCCATAGGGTGTTTGTATGCGTTCGGGGTTTTTAAAAGATTAAATATATATTTCGTAAACCACTTAAACTTACCCATTATCTCTTGATCTATTGCATGATATGTTTCATGTGCAAACATACCGAATTCATATACAGTTGCCTCAACGTCTCCATACTTACTTTGAAACTTCTCCATTACCACTGGGTAATTAGGGGTGTAGTAAATAGTTCCCCATATAGTTATACCTTCAGGTTTAGACGGAAGTTTCCCCGCAAGTTTACCCACTAGAGATTTTTTTACTACTGGTGGTAAATACTCCGGTCTGCCTTCCTCCGTAAAAATATTGGGGTACGTCCCAAATTCTTTATGTAGTTCCATTCTTAGGGTTTTTACCCACCCCACGGGAAATTTTTTTTCGTAGTCATAAGTTTTTGCCATGTTAGCCATCCAATCATAATAATTGTAAATGCTCTAACTTGTCTATAATTAACTGTTTCGATACGGCTCCAACGGTTCTGCCAAGATTTTCTCCATTTTTAAAGAAGAGTAACGTAGGAATACTCCGTACATCATATTGTACAGGAGTTTCATTATTGTGGTCTATATCAATCTTAGCAATTTGTATAGACTCTTTATATTCAGTATCTAGCTCCTCTAGTATTGGAGCTATTTGTTTACATGGGCTGCACCACTCTGCCCAAAAATCAATAATAACTGGTGCGGTTGTAGAAGAAATGTACTCTTTAAAATAAGCATCATCTATAGTTTGAATCATTATTTACCACTTTACTTTATC